GTATCCGTTAATGCTCCAGCAAACGTAGCATCGGTTCTATCCTGCAAATCCTGACCAGCACCACTGCCGTAACGTCCTGCCCTGCTTAACGTAGATTTCAGTCTTTGCGTGTCATCCTCGTACTTTTGTCTAGCCGCCCCTGTTGCGGCATCAAACGCCCCTTGAAAGAATGGACTGCCTGTTAGATAACTACCGCCAGCCGTTATGTCTGTCCCTCTCAAGGCTCTGTTTTGGTTAGGAGACATGGCAAATTGACCTACTGTTTGCTGTCCTATCCTTGTTAACGGTGAGCCTGTTATAGCCCTTCTCTGTGCCGCATTTAAAGCTGATAGGGTTTGTTGGCTTGGGTCAACATACGTTTTACCTGGAAAATACGCTGGCATATCAGAACGCTGATACAGCCTTTTTTGCTCTCTTAATCCATAATCTACATAAGGTCGTAATGCTGGATCAATCTGCTCTCGAACTGTGGTTGTACCACCGCCTCCACCGCCACTCATTTTGACACCTCCATAACATATCCTCTCGGTTTAAATCCTAACTCTTTTGCCATTTTTTCCCAACCCTTTCTCCAGCTATCAAAGGTAATTTTTTCCATGTTTCCCTGTTTTGCTATATTTTGTATTTCGACAAACGCCTGTTTCATATGGTTAGGCTCATTGGCATAAGCACACCAAATATGTAGCGTTTTATCCTCTTTTGGCTGTAATACTACAAAACCCAATGCTCTGTCATTTTCTTTAAAAAGCCACAACATTGACCTTTGAAATACACAATCTGCATAAATGTCCTCAGGTATCCACCATTCCGGTGATTTACTTTGAACCTTTGCTAAACCTGTCTTTACATATTCCCAGACTGTTCTAACTTGTTGCGGTTGTACCATTTCTGCAATCATCCTAGCACCACATATTTATAAGTGCAGTCTGCATTTCCATGTGCTGAATGGGTAAGTGTTGCTGATCCGACTGCTGTAACCGTAAATAAATTATCCATCTCCGCTGACGCATTAGCTGTTGTTGGCATATATAATACTACGCTATCCCTGCTAATTCGTGCATCAGTAAGCGTGGTTGATGTTCCACTGCTTGCTAAAGTTATGCTTCCTGTTGAGTTAATTTTGCCACTAAGGATATTATTAACAACCTCGGATACGTTTCTTGGTTCATCACCGCTTGGCATTAAAGTTCTAAACATTAACGACCACCAGTTGATGCGATTTCAACATCCATTCCCACAACCGTTTTCCAATTGCCTGTAGGCTCTAGTTTAAGACGATGGTATTTGCCTACCGATCTAAGCGGCACTCTATTCTCTGTACTAGCCGCCACTGCTGTTGAGTAGGTTATATCTTCATCGGCTCTTATGCGACTTGCGACCGATACACTACCACTGCCGGAATCAACAACTGGTCTTGCTAATTGAATGATTGAATTACCTTTAGAGCCAATGTCTGCCGTCCTAATGTCGGCTGTGCTGTTTGTGCCAGTATAGGTTACGATTTTAGTTGCCTCTGTACCAGCTAGTAAAAACTGTCCTCCAGCCCATATACGGCTGTCTAAGCTGGTATCTAAACTATCAATACTACTGCTGAATACATCAAGCCCCTCTAGTGTAATGCCTCCCTGTGCCGCTCCTGCAATAAAATCAGTTGTTGCATCTCCCTGACTCCACCTCTGCAACTGCCAGTTGTAAATGAGTAAACTTTTAGTGCCAGAGTTGTTTGTATACGACCAAATGACTAACTTATTAACTGGATCAACAGCACTGCTCATTTCATCTAAATCGCTAAGATTAGCGTTATCAAAGAAAAATCTATCTACCTTTTCTGCTCCGATAGGAGTTACTGACTGCCCATTGGTAACGTAAAACCCATCATCACTCAAGAAAAAACTATTATTGCCATATTGCACAATGGAGTTTGGTGCATAACAGCCAATGTTCCTTGAAATAGTATCAAACTGAAAAAACAATGGCGAGCCAATGTACTGCATCCGTACAATACTTTTTTCTAAAAATACTATGCCAAACTCTCCACCAGTAATGCCTTGAACATCTCCACCATCTGGTATGTCCTGCGTATCTGACTGACTACCACTGCCAGAAGTCCAGTCATCAGGGTCATTAATATCTGACCACGCAACTCGATTAGGGTAACTGGAAATATTCCCTGATACCACAAAATCTCTTACCGCTGTTAGATATTTAGCTACTGGTGCAGACGCATTCAAATCAGCAAATAAACTCGAACTGTTTAACGTGAAACTTTGTAATTTGTTTTGACCGTTTGCCGCTATTACCAGCGAGCCAAATTGGATAAACTTCCAGTTCGTAGTTGTTGTGTAATTTCCAGTTTTTGATACATTATCTAAATCTAAATCACCTGTATCAAATTTATAAATCTTTGTGGCACTTGCCGCAAACATTGTTGTTAGGTTGTTAATTTTTCCACTAAACACCGTTAATAGATTTGCATCCGCCGCATCGCTCAATTCAACAGTAGACGGTAAAGGTGCGTAACCACTTCCCACAGGAATGACATTTTTTGCCTCCGTTAAAGCACCAGCCAAACCACTTTGATCTGGTAGCCATTCTCCAAATGTTATCCGCTCCGAAGCCATGTATCTGTTCCTATAGTATTGTTAGTCCAAGTCTCACTACCGACTGCTACATCTGTCCACGTTTCTGTTCCCACCGCAACGTCTGACCACTCCTCACCAAGCACTTCACTAGCACAAGCCGCTAAAGCCGAAGCCGATACCTGTGCCACTGCGGTAATAGTTACGATTGCATCACATGATACTGTTGCCGTTCCGCTAATGGACGCTGACGGTTGCTGAACTCTGGCTGAAGCTGAGACTGTTGTTCCGTTGGCTGATATTTGTGCAACGACACTCTGTATTCTAATTCCAGCACTAGCAACACTGCCACTACCGGATACACTTCCTACTCCATTTTGTATTCGTGTGCCAACGCCAACTGCTGTAGCCGATCCTAATACACTGCCAACTACCTGTTGTATTCGTGTTCCTACGGCTGTTGTTGCCGCACTGCCAGATACGCTACCGACTCCATAGAAAACTGTTGTATCACTGCTCTCCCATATTGCGTTGTCTAAACTAAACGCAAGATCATCAATACTTGTACTGAATAAGTCAAGTTGCTCAAGCGTAAACGCTCCGTTTACATCTGACATTTATGCAAGTGTTACTGTAAGTGATCCAGCCGCTATTTTTAAAATATCTCCAGTTGCTATCGTTTTGCTTGCATCCAAAGCGGTGTAGTAATACATATTCCCACTTGAACTCGCATCCCATATGCCTATGTGACTCACCGTACCCCATGACCCTGTTGCCTGTGGAAAGTTAATATCTGCACTTGTTGTAGATACTCCGTTACTTGGCGCGGCAAATGTTGCCGCCTGTCTTGCATAGGCTGATCCGCTTAACTCTGACCCACTTGCATCTTCATCAGGATTTGCCGTGTGCAAAGACACATATACTGCACTAGGAGCAGACAACGCTGAGTTTCTAAGCGTATGATTGATTAATGCGTTCTCTAAATAATTAGACATTTCAGACATAATTTATTTCTCCGTTAATTTCATAGTGAGCGGTACGCCGCTGTACTGCGATTGTATTGCCGTTCTGTTTAATGAATCAATCGACCTCTCCAGCATACTTGCCCACACTTGTATTCTGTTGTCGTTCATTAAATACGGCTCTGCCTCTACCAAACTTCCGTAAAGTAAAGCATCAGGGGCATTTGCTAAAAATGTATTGCTTGCATTAGTGTCAGATAAAAACTCTGGCTCTGCGTAATACAACAACTGAAACGTGTAATTACTATCGGGTGCTGGTGCGAAGTTAAACTCACTAGCCAGTATTGTATAATAATTTGGCTGTCCACTCTCTGTTGCCCGACCGTTAGCTGTAAAAGCCGATGGAGTTAAATACTGCAAACTTCCCCTCGGATTAGTATCCACATAAATATCTCTAACCTCTAAAAAATCACTAGGCAACGCTACGGTTCCATCACCACTGGTCGCACTCGCACTAACGCCTTTAAGCATCGTCCTTAGTCTTAAATCACGCCTTAGTCTATTTTCTGCCAACGTAATAAAGTCTGGTATCTGATCTGTTAAATCAGTTCTACCTAGATAATTGGCAATAGATGTTTTTAAGGTTGTATACGTGGTAAACGCCATTATAACTGTCCAGCCCTTGTCCTAAAAAAACGATTATCAGGGTGATTAAGAAATGCCAAAAACTTCTTCTGATCCAGCACTTGAAATCCCTTCATAATCCCTTTGTGGTTTAAATCATCAATAACAGTAAGCGGAATACTAGCCACCTTATTGCTTACTGGCTCTCCAGACCAACGAGTATGTTTTTTTGTTTCATTAAATTGTTTTTTATTGCTTTCAACTATGCCCGAAACATCTTGCGTAGTCTCAATGACAATACCGCCCTCGCCATCGGCATGAGCCTTTGTCTGTCTAAAATCCATAGCTACTCCAAAAAGGGGGAGGAGGACAACAAGGAGAGGTGATTAGGCAGTCCAAGTTGTCCAACCTCTAGGGTGAGGATTACTCCGTTAGATCGCCAGCTATTCCATGAGCCGCCTCATTTCTTACCTCAAGCGTCCACTCTGCAAGTAGCTGTTTCTTCTCTGCGTCACCAGTTTTTGCCAGATCAACTGTTTGGAATGGTCGTAGATATGCCACTGACAGCATTTCTGGATCAACAACCAAAGCAATCTCTCCATCATCCGATTCTGTTGCTGTGTTCATCAATCTGTTTGGTACAACAGACATAGTGCCAAAATCTGACATATAGACATCAGCCGCACCTATAATGGTGGTTGGTTCATCCGATGGAGCAAGATACCTTTGTGCCGCTATGCCTGAGAAACCAGACAGCGTAACTTTTTGGGTAGCTGGAACTAGGATGACTTTTGGATCGCCACCAGAATTGTACGTTTGTTTGATGACGTTTTTAAGAATGGTCTCGGTAAAAGCCCGATCTGTTCCATTTCCTCTGGCGGTTGTGCCAGAAGCACCAGCAGTGCCGCCTGATCCTAAATCCTTGTTAGATGCAAGCCAAGCCTGTATGCCACCAGCCGCTCTTGCGGTAGAAGCATTGCCAGCAGAAGCCGTTTCGTTGGAAACCAAAGTCAATTCCATGTCTCGTTTAATTTCCTTGCCGACTTTAGCCATCTGATATGCCATCTCACTTTTTCGACCTGCCTTGTCGACTGCCTCGAGCGTGCCAGCCACCTTCACGGTTTTGGTACTGATCTGGCAATAATTTCCAACTCTTGTGGTTGGTGTTGCGGTTATGTCTGAACCATCTGCACCCTCAACGGCTTTGTTATGTGCCGCCGCCGCTAGTGCATCTGTTTGCCATTCGTGAAAAACGGCTGTTGCCTTGCCTTTGCCAATAGAGGACATCATAGGAGTCTCTGTTGGTGTAATCATATAGATTACGTCCGACAAATCCTCACGCTCTCCAATGGCTTGAAATGTTTGATATGTTGCCATGATATTTTCCTATCCTAATATACGTTCAAATACAGCTTGAGCATCTCTGGTGTTACCTGATTTTCTAAGCTGTGCCTTTAATTTTTTGGTTTGCTCTACTGCGTTTGATGATGATGCCCTTGTGCCAGACTTCAGCATCTTCGGTGCTTTTTGTACCCTTTTCTGCACCTCTGGATTGCTTTGCTCTAGCTTATCGAGCAACATAGCTTTATGGAGAACTTGCACCATACGGCTGTCTACAACAGAGCCTAATTCTTGATCGGTAAACCCCATTTTTTTACCATAGGATTTAATATCCGCCCTAAGTTGTTTACCTTTTTCCGCATCCGCATAATCCGGTAGTGCTGACGCTAACTTTTGTTGTTCCTGAGATAACAACTGTTGATATTGAGCTTGGTGTTCCGCTTGTTGCTCTCTAGCAATTCGGTCTGCTTCCGCTAACATCTTCTGCTGTTTCTCTTGAATCAAAACTTTGTCGGCAACCGCTTTATTATACGCAGTCGGGTCGGTTTCTCTTAGTCGGGATAACTCCTCACTGGACGGCTGACCTTGTTCTAGGTAC